TAGCTCTAAACCCATCAGAAGAAAAACAGGTAGGATAGATAATGGCAACAACTACATACGAATCTTTAATACCCGAAATAATACCTATAGTCGCTTCTTGTCCTGACTCTATGATACAACAACATATTAGGTCTACGGTAATAGATCTGTGCGAGAGGTCTGCTATATATCAAAAAGAGTTAGATCCTATTACAGTTTCAAGAGATGTATATGAATACGATTTTGACCCACCATCAGGTACTGTAGTTCATAAAATAGAATGGGCTATTTTTGATGGTGATGTACTAGAACCTGTAACTAGCGGGTTACTAGAACAAAGAGAACCTGATTGGAGAAACTCTACAGGTACTCCTGAGTATGTTATTAAAAATACACAAGATACTTTTTTAATTATACCCATACCTTCAACAGCAAAAACTAATGGGCTTATTATAAGAGCGTGTTTAAAACCTACTCATACTTCTACGTCTTGTGATTCCACAGTTATGTCGGATTACAGAGATGCCATAGTAAATGGCACTTTATTCAGACTACTACGCATACCTTCAAAAGATTGGACTGATTATAATGCAGCAAGTGTTTACTCTGCTCTTTATAATGAAGGTATAGGAACTGCAGAAAAAAGAGCTCGTTATGGAGATACTGCGGTAGCTGGTAAAGTAAATTATGGAGGACTTTACTCAAACAGACGGAGTGTTAAAAAATATGCAGGAAGAAGAACCTTCTATTAATTTTAGTTTAGGAGATATACAAAAAGAATGGCATTGGATAAAACCAGAAATAGAACAGTTATTAGCAGACAATCCTCAACTAACATATAAAGTAGAAGATGTTTACGCTAAATGTTTATATAAAGATGCATCATTAATACTTGTTGATAAAGGGTTTATAGTAGTGATAATAACAGAGGATGAAACACAAACTAAAAAAAGTTTTTTTGTGTGGATAGCAAAAACTTTAAATAAACCCACAGGTTTTATAGAATTAAAAAATATATGGAAA